TATTAGATACATCAATAAATATAAATGAAATTATTAATTGTAAGATAGAAATAAATAATAGTACAAATATAGAATATGATGTAACAAATATAGAATATAATGTATCAAATATAGAATATAATGTATCAAATATAGAATTTGATGTATATTTTGTTAATGATTTGTATGGAAATTCACCATATTATTTAACACGTGGAATTAATAATAATGGTATTATAGATATATCATTTATATATTCTAATTATGAGAGAGATAAAATTCAATATATAATGATATGTAGTAAAAATAGTAATAATGTAATAAATAAAATAATTAATGTACCGATTACAATTCAATCTCCAATTTTAATGGAAGGACAAGATAATTATAATATGTATGTAGATGAGATAATTAAATCTGAAATAACAACAAAAAAAGAATCAAAGATAAATTATACAACAACAGAAATAAAAGATATTATAGGTGTTTATACAACATTTGATACACCACCAAATAAAACGACCCCATCTAATTTTTTAGAAACGTTTGGTTTATATACATATAAAAGTGTGTCATCCTTTGGTAGTTCATATGCAAATTATGATGGATATTTAATTCTACAAACAGATTCATTATCAAATTCAATATCACAAATATATACAACATTAGATAGTGTTATTACATATTTATTATCTCAATTAGCGAATAAAAAAATAAATGTTATTAATGTCCCGCTTATATTTAAATATGATTTTATTACAACAGGATTTGAATCAACCTCACATACATTTGAATATTATAATAATACAATATTTAATAATACATTAATTAATATTCAAAATTCATTATGTTTGAGAGTAGTACAAAACAATCAATTAATATCAAATATATCAACAATTAAAGCAAATTTTTTACAATCATACAATGATGAAGTTAGAAATTATACAGGTCAAAATTTAGTTAATCAACAAATAAATACAATAAGTACATTAACGAGTGAAGCGCCACGTTTTTCATGGATTGAAGATTTAGGACACTATATTGGACAATATTACGATCTAACAATAAATAATGCAACAATTGAGACAATAACTTCTGATTGGTTAAATATATGGAATGAAATTAGTTTACCAGCGGGTCATAGAAAAGGATATAATAAAATGATTGGAAACATAGATGAATTAACTAATTTTACATCATCTAAATTACCGAAGAGACAAATCAAGATACCATTAAAATTTTATTTTAATAGATATCAAAATACGGGAATGAGTATTCCAATGATAAGTTTAATTCATAGTGATGTTAAATTAACAGTTCAATTAGATAAATTAGAAAATTTAATTATAAGTGATCCATTAACTAAGATTACATCATCTGGAAGACCAAAATTAAAGTTATATTTAACATATATATATTTAGGTAATGAAGAGAGAAAAATATTTGCACAAAGTAAGCATGAATATTTAATTGAACAACAAAATTACCGTAATTACAGTCATAATGGTACAACATTTGAAACAAAAATAAATTTAAGTCAACCAGTCAAAGATTTATATTGGGTTGCACCGCCAAAAATAAATAAGGTTAATAAACAGTATTTTAACTATACTAAATCTAAATTTTATAGATTACCTAAAAACTATGATCGATATGATGAAATAAATCCAGTTACACAATTATCTAGAAAATTATATGCACAATTATATAATAAATACCCTAATGTTCCATATATTCCCTTATATATTAATGGTATTATTAAAAATGCACCACTTCCTGATTATTCTGCAATAAAAGAAACAGAATTAGATTTGAATGGTCAAAAACGATTTTTAGAAGAGAGAGATTTAACAACAAAAATAAATTTTATGAGATATACAAATATCCCTGTAAGTGGTATTAATGTTTATTCATTTGCAAGATATCCAACTGAATATCAACCATCTGGATCATGTAATTTTTCACAATTAGGAGATGCTTTTTTTTCAATAAAAACAGATCCGGGAGATTATGATATAAAAATTATTGCAAGAAATTACAATTTATTAAGAATTATGGGAGGCCAAGCTGGATTAGCTTTTGAAATTTAATTAATTTACTTTTTAGATAAAGAAAAAAATAAATTAATAATATGGTAAACGGTCAAATACAATTAGTTGCATATGGAGAAAACGATATTTATTTAACGAGTAAACCAGAAATAACTTTTTTTCATGCATCATATCAGAGACATTCTAATTTTTCAAGAGAGTCGATGCCTCAATTATTTAATTTAAAACCTAATTTTGGAAATCGAGTTACATCTGTATTATCAAAAAATGGTGATATGATTGGTGATATATATTTAAATGTACAATTACCTGCGATTCCAACATCTTTTAATGGTGTAGAAATATATGTTGCATGGACTAGAAAGATTGGTTTATCTATAATTAAGACGATTGAATTTGAAATTGGTGGTAGAATTATAGATAGACAATATGGTGATTGGATGAATATATGGTTTGAATTAACAGATATGAGAAAAATAGTAAAAATGATAGGTGATACACCTGACATGTATGAATTTACATTAGGTAAACCATCAAAAACATTATATATACCATTATTATTTTCATTTTGCAGAGAATTTTTGCCATTACCAATCATATCAATGTATCACTCTGATATTAAAATTCATGTTGAATTTAATCAATTAAATGAATGTTTATTATATGGACCAACTAATAGTATTTTAATAGATAAGAATATAGTCAATTATAATTTTGGTGAGTATATATATCAGCAACAAGGAAATACGATTGTTTATATGAAATATATTTCATTTGATCCAATAACACAATTATTATCATATATTAAAATTAATAATAGTACATCTTTATTAAAAACAGATAATACAAATGGAAATTTATATGGTAATGATACTAAATATCAAATAACAATATTAGGAACAGAAACAACATATATTAGTAAATCAACAACACTTAGTTTTATAAATAATTTAACAATAAAGAATGCATTATTATATGTTGAATATTATTTTTTAAGTGATGATGAAAAATTAAAATTTTCACGAGCAACATTAAATATATTATATGAGTATTTACAATCAGATACAGAAAAAATATTGTATAATAGTGGTAATTTAATTAATCTTGGATTTATTCATCCAACAAAAGAATTATTTTTTAGAACACAATCTGAAGTTTTATTATTAGGTGGTTTACATGATAAATTTAATTATACAGATAGTATATTACCATCTGGAAAATCATTTATTCAACAAGGACAATTAATTTTAAATGGTAAAGATAGAATTACATTAAGACCATCTAATTATTTTGAATTATTAGAAGTCTTTCGTGGACATAAAAGAACACCATCACCAGGAGTGATGATTTTTTCATTTGCATTTGCACCAGAGAAATATCAACCATCTGGATCATGTAATTTTAGTAGAATTGATAATATTGCATTACAATTAATATTAAGTCGTACTGTATCATATGATAATCCTGCAAGATTGCGAGTATATGGATTATCGTATAATATTTTACGAATTGAAAATGGTAGAACACGAGTAGTTTTTGATAATTAAAATATAATATATATATATATATATATATATATATAGATCATGAATATTAAATTTGATTTATATACAATAGTATTTATTATTATATTTATTATTGGATTAGCACTAATATTATATGGAGCATTATTTACAAAACCAGATGATTATAGTAATAATGATAAAATTAAAGAAACCTCTGACAGAAGAATTAAATATTTTATTATAGGAGCTTCTATAATGTCAATTGGATTTATATTAATTATTATTTCAATATTCTATCCTGAAAAAAAGATAAAATCACTTTTAACAAAAAATCCTAAACCAAGTGTAAATTCAAGTGTAAATTCAAGTGTAAATTCAAGTATTTTATCTGATTCAATACTTTCATCTGATTATTATAATAGTGAAACTAGTTTTACAAATCCAGTATATGTTCCAAGATAATAAGATATTATAAGATTACTGTAATGGGATCTTTGATCCCATTATCGCTAGAACCCCTCTTTAGAGGGGTTGTACCGTCAAATACTAAATTTAAGAACCCCTATTGGGGAGTTATTTTAGTATTTTACGAATTAAAAATGGTACCGTCAAATACGAGTAGTTTTTGATAATTAAAATATAATATATATATATAGATCATGAATTATTTAAATTTACCTTCAATTGTAATTATTATTATAACTATTGTTGGTTTCGTATTATTCTTTTATGGAATATCTATATCTATATCATGTTATGATATAGATAATAAAGATAAAGATAAAATTAAAGAATGTACGGACAGATCAAATAAATATTTGATTATCGGAGGTTGTTTAGCGGTAGGTGGTACTTTATTTTTGATTATAACATCCTATTACTTAAATATGGAATCTGAAAAAAAACTAAAATCATTTTTAGAAAAAAGTCCTAGTGTAAATTCAGTATCATCTGATTCAATACTTTCATCTGATGATACTGAATTTAGTTATACAAATCCAGGATATCTTCCAAGATAATAAAGTCCTATAAGATCCTATAAGATCCTATAAGATCCTATAAGAT